CCTCAAGAGCAAAGACGCGCCGTTCGGCGTGGCCGGCTTCGGTGACTACGTGGTCCGGGTGCGCGCAAACCCCAAGGTTCAGGAGCTGCTGGACCCCTACCGTCGGGAAAGGATCTTGACGGCATGAGCGCCAGCTACGACCTGAACGCCATTGCCGACGCCCTGGCCGGCGTCTGGCAATCGATGAATACCCACACCGTGGACGGGACCATGATCCCGCTGTCCGTCTACTCCGAGGTGCCCGGAGTGGTCAACGTGCCCGCGCTGGCCATCGAACTGGACGACATCGCCTGGGACCAGTCCATGGGCCGGGGCGCCGACCAGATCTCGTTCCTGGCCTACCTCATCGTGTCCCAGGCGGACAGTGTCGATGCCCAGCGGCTACTCCGCCAGGCGCTGTCCACGGCCGGCCTGGCCAACAAGCTCAAGGACAAGTTGGTGGCCAGCCAGTCGCTGGGTGGCCTCGTGTCCTACGCGCACATGCCCGGGACCCGGAGTGTGGGCGTGATCAACTATGGTGGCGTGGACTACCAGGGGGCGACCCTAGAAATCGTGGTGATGTCGTGAGCTTTGTCCTTGGCGCCACGTCCCGACTCTTCGTCAACAAAAAGGCTGTCTCGACCACGGTCGCGGGATGGACCGCCTCGCACTCCCGTTCCTATGGCGAGGTGACCACCATGGGCGGGACGGTCGGCGGGACCAGCTTCGTCCCCGGCCTCATGTCCGGCACCCTCGCGCTGCGCGGCCCACAGGACTCGGTCGGGCAAGGCCTCCACGCCGAGATTGAGGCCGCCAAGGGCGTGGACAATTCGTTCCTGGCCACCCTCTGCCCGGACGGGACAGCGCTCGGGGCTTTCGCCATGACCATTCTTGGCGATGCCGCGACTCATGAGATCTCGGCCAGCGTGTCCGAGGCGGTCGGCTTCACGTTCGGAGCCACGGCCGACGAGTCAGTGGACATGGGGTTCCTGGCCCACGGCTACGTAGCCGAGACGGCCACCGGCAACGGGGCGTCCGTGGACAGGGGGGCGGCCTCCGCCAACGGCGGCGTGGCGGTCCTCCACATGCCCGTGTACTCCGGCTTCACCTCGGTCACGGTCAAGCTCCAGGACAGCGCGGACAACTCGACCTGGGCCGACCTGTCCGGCGCCACATTCACGGCGGCCACAGCCATCCAGGCGGAACGCAAGTTCCTGGCCGCCGGCTCCGCAATCCGTCGTTACGTCCGGACCGTGACCACGGTTGCCGGCACCGGCTCGGCCACCTTCCTGGTGGCCCTGGCCCCGCGCTAAGAGAGGACAGGCCCCGTGTCTTTCGTTCACGGTAAGGACATCGATTTCCAGCTTGACGATTCGGCGGGGACCCTCCGAACGATCAAGGTCTACCTCAACAGTGTGTCCGGGCTCCCCGGCGCCCGTGGCCTCTCCGAGACCACGGCCTTCGGCGACCAGGGCACCCGATACATCCCCGGCCTAGCGAACACGACCTTTCAGGTTGCCGGCCATTTCGACTCGTCGGCCACCACCGGCGTGACCACGGTCCTGAACGGACTCCGGACCGCCACGGCCACGTCCTCGTTCGTCTACGGTCCGGAGGGCTCGGCCACAGGTAAGGTCAAGTACACGGGCGAGTGCTGGCTGTCCGAGTTCAGCATCGATGCGGCAGTTGCCGACCGCGTCCCGGTGGCCGCGACCTTCCAGATTGATGGCGTCGTTACGGCGGGCGTCTACTAGCCCATGGCCGGCCTGGACGTACGGATTACAGGGTCCGCCGAGCTAAGGCGCTTGGCGGCCCAGATTCGTGCCCAGGGGGACAAAGGGCTGGGCCGGGAGATGGGCGAGGGTCTGCGCAAGGCGGCGGCCCCCGTGGAGACCTCGATCCGGACAGAGTTCGGGAAGCTCCCGAGTCGGGGCGGATACTCCGCCCTGTTCTCCAAATCGCTCCGGTTCCGGACCTCCCTGCGGACTGCCGGCCGGCAGGCATCCTTCCGGCTGCTGACCTTTGCTGACGGCACCCATGAGCGGCGGGACATCAAGGCTCTCGAGGGCGGCCGGCTTCGGCACCCCGTCTATGGCCGGTCCTCCCGCGTCAAGAAAGGCGTCAGAGCCGGAACGATCATCCCGCACGCCTGGTCCGTCACCACGGTTAAGGGAGGCTTCCACCGGCGCGGGACCGACCACGCGGCCGACGCGGCCGAGAGAGAGATGTCCAAAGTCCTGGACGATTTCGCATCCAGGTTGATTAGTTAGGGAACCCTGCCGATGAATAAATCAGCGTTGCTCCAGCCTCTTCAGGTCCGCTTCACCGAGCCGGCCGACGTGGAGCGCTACGGCTCGGACTGGTACACGTACAACGAACTGGTACTGGTGACCACGCCCGCGCGCGACCTGGTCCGGCTCGAGGCCGAGCTGGGCATGACCCTCGTGGACATGATGCGCGGTGTCCGGGAGTCCTCCGTCCTGGGCGACACGGCGGCGGCCTGGGTGGCCATGAGGCAGGCCGGCTCTGACATCCCCTTTGAAAGCTTCAGCCCGGCCATCATGCTGGCGGAGTGGCGGACGGCTCCGGCGGTGGAGGCCCCAAAAGAGCCGGAGTCCGTGTCTCTGCCGACCCCCGAGGACCTGGACACCGAGGCCCCGGAATTCTTGGAGACGGCCCCAGACCCGACGCCTATCTCCAGCGATACGGCCCCGGCGGCTACAGTCGTTTTGCCGATCATGCCGGTGGCGGGGTCGCCTTCCTACTCAGTGTCTGGTCCCCCGTCTTTGCAGCACGGTTAGGCATCCCCCCGGACCGTCTGGAGCTTATGCACGTGCCGGCCATGGTGGATCATGTCGACTACCTGGAAGCAATGAACGAAACGAGGTGACCGGGTGGCTGGCGACAAGCGGGAGCTGATCCTAGACCTGTTGAGCCGGGACAAGTCTGGTCCCGGCACCAAGTCTTTCGGCAAGAACCTGAGCGATGTGGGGGACGCGGCCGACCGCGCGGACGGCAAGCTGACCAAGTTCTCCGAAGCCACCGTCATAGCGGGCAAGGGCGCCGACGACCTGGGCGACGAGGCCGACCAGGCCGCCCGGCGCCTGGCCGGCCTCGACCGTGAAATTGCCCTGACTTCGGCCGAACTGAAGATCATGGCCCGGCAGTTCGCGGACACCTCCAACGCCGCCGAGCGGCTGGACATCTCCAAGGGCATCCGCAAGGGAGAGAACGACCTCCGGCGCCTGACCAAGTCCAAGACCCTCCTGACCTTGCCCGATCCCGACCCGGCGGACGTGTCCCGCTGGTCTTCCAAGCTGTCCACCACCCTGTCTGAGGCCTTGTCTTCGGCCGCCCCAGTGGCCATCGGCGCCGGAGTGTCGGCGGCCATCCTCGCGCCCACGTTGGGGGCGGCCGTGGCGGGGGCCGTGACCGGCGGAGTCGGTGCTGGCGGTCTCATCGGCGGTATTGCCTTGGTTGCCAAGGACCCCGCTATTGCGGGCTATGGCAAGCGCATCGGTCAGACGTTCATGGGCGAGATCTCCAACTCGGCCAAAGCCTCGTTCCTGGGGCCGGTCACCCAGCAACTCGGCAAGGTTGAGGCCCTGTCCAGCCGATCGGCTGTGAAAATCGGCCAGATCTTCAGCAACACGGCCCCGTCTCTGGGCAAGTTCACGGACTCCATTATCGGCGCCGGGGATGCCATCCTGGACTCGTTCGTGACGGCCAGCGATAAGGCCGGCCCCGCCCTGGACTCCCTGGGCGGCCTGGTCCAGAACGTAGGCGAGCACGTCGCCGGATTCATCGAGGAGATGGCCGACCACGCCGACGAGGGCGCCGACGCGATAGACGAACTGTCCACGGCCCTGGGCAACGTGATCGACATCTCTACCGGGGTGATCGGCGCCCTGGCCGACATCAAGGGCGGCATGTCGTCCCTGGACGACGAAATCGACAAGGGCCGGTATTGGCTCGAGGACCACTCTTGGAAGCTGGACCTGACCGCTGACGGCTACAAGAAAGGCAGCAAGGCGGCCCAGCTCTACCGGGACGGCATCATTGGCGCCAAGGGTGCGGTCAACGACTATGACCACTACCTGGCCGGGGCCACCGACTCGACCAACAAGCTGGCCACCGCCCAGACCGACGCCGAGAAAGCGGCGGACGGCCACCGAGAGGCCCTGGCCGCCCTGTCGAAAGAGCTTCAGGCCGAGACCGATCCCGTGTTCGGGCTGCTCGACGCCGAGGACCAGTTGGCCGAGGCTCAGAAGAACGTCACCAAGGCCACCAAGGACCACGGCAAGGGCAGCCGCGAGGCCGACGCTGCCCTCCGGAAGCTGGCCGAGGCCGCTCTTGACGTGGAGAGCAAGGCCGGCTCTCTGGCCTCCACATTCGACGGGAACATGACCCCCGCGCTCCGGGCCACGCTGCGCACGGCCGGCCTGACCGAGTCGGAGATTGACCGCCTGGGGGACCAGTTCGTGGCCGCCCGCAAGGACGGCAACTCGTTTGCCAAGACCTACAAGGCGAACGTCAAGGTGGACGGGACCGACACGGCCTCGGCCCGGGTGGCCCACGTCCGGGATCTACTCCGACAGGTCCGGGACCGGCGCGTCAAGGTGTCGGTCATCGTGGCGGACTCCCAGCTGGACAAGGTCAACAACACTCTCAACCGCTTCGGCGGCGCCAGGGCCGGCGGCGGCCCGACCGCCAAGGACGTTCCTTACTGGGTGGGTGAGAACGGCCCCGAGCTGTTCGTCCCCGGCGGTAACGGCCGCGTCCTCTCGGCCGCCCAGTCCCAGAATGCCGCGCGAGGCCACGCGACCAGCGGCCTGTCTTTCAGCGGCGGCGGGGGTGGTTCCCAGCGGTTGCGCCTTGAGCTGGTCGGCCAGGCGGAATTGGTAACCATGTTCAGGTACCTTGTCCGGACCGCCAATCTCCTCCAGGACGCCTGATGCCCAAACCCAACGAGACGCCCTACAACGTCCGCGTCTGGCTGTACCCGGGCGCCAACCCCAACCTGACCCCCACGAACTGGGGCATCCCCCTGGACGTGTCCAGCTACGTCCGCCATCCGGGCGACGACGGCGGGGCACCCATCAGCTACACGGTTGGCCGGCAGGATGAGGCCGCCCAGGTGGACGCCGGCACCATGACCCTGACCCTGGACAATCGCTCCGGCCTGTTCTCCACCAAGAACGTCGCCAGCAGCCTGTACGGCAAGCTGCGCCGGAACACGCCCATCGTCATGGGCATGGTCTCCGGCTATGACTCGTTCGACCGTGTCACGGTCGGCACCATCGGCACGTCCGAGTCGGGCCAGGGCTGGACATTCGGATCATTCTGGACCTGCGATGGGGCCAACCTCGTTCACACGACCACGGCCGCCGGCCAGTCGTCGTACGCCACCATCAACGATGGTGGGTCGGCCGACTTTGACATGACGTTCACGGTGTCCCCCAGCGCTATCGCCACCGGCGCCGCGCTGTCGGCCTCGGCCATTCAGCGCAACCCGGCCAACTCGGACGCCACCATGTGGAAGGTCAATTTCGGTCTGGCTGGAGCCGTCACGGCGGAAATCATCCGGTTCTCCAGCACGGGCGGCGGCAACGCCTCGAGCGGGACCACGTCAGTCGGGACCTACGCCGCCAACGATGTCTGGGCCGTCCGCGCGCAACGCACCGGCTCGGACGTACGGGTCAAGACCTGGAAGCCCTCGGCCGGGTCCGAGCCGGCGGCCTGGAACGTCACCTGGGTAGAACAGTGGAACACGACCGGAGAGCTGGGCGTCCACGGCTGGCGCAACTCGGCCAACACAAACGCCGGAACGACCACCCTCAAATTCGATGCCTTCCAGGTCGTCGCGCTCGAATTCATCGGCAACGTCGTTCAGTGGCCGAACCGCTGGAACAAGGCGGCTACCAACTCGTGGGCACCCATCCAGGCCGCCGGCATCCTGCGGCGGCTGGGCCAGGGTAAGGGGCCGATCCGGAGCCCGCTGACCCGCCAGCTCGGGGCCTACAGCCCGACCGGCTGGTGGACCCTGGAGGACGACGCCGGGGCCACATCCTTTGCCAGCCAGCTAGCCACCGGGCAGCCGGCCTACGGAGTCGGGGTCTCGGCGGCGGCCGACTCGAGCCTCCCCGGCTCCGGCAACACCGTGGCCCTGTCCGCCACCAACGGAGTCATCCGGGCCAAGACCGGCCAGCGGATCAGGGCCGGTCAGACCGGCCTTGCGGCCATGTTCTTCACCAAGTTCCCCAACGGGATGCCGACCTCCAAAACCCGTGTGGCCGCCATCTCGGCCACTGGGCGGGTGGTCAACTGGGTGATGTCCGTGGACTCCTCCAACCAGTGGATCGAGGGCTTCGACGACGACGGGGCCACGGTCGTGTCCGTGGTCAACGCGATTGCACCCCAAGACCCGGCCCAGTGGATTGCCTGGCAACTCGAGACCTCGGTGTCCGGCGGGACCACCTCGTGGGCGTTCCCATCGCATCAAGTCGGCCAGGCCACCTATTACACCCAGTCCGGCACCTATTCGTCGTCGGTCGTGTCGTCGGCCACCGGGGTCCAGCTCGGAGGGTCGAATCTGCCGATCGGCACGGCGTTCTCTCAGATCTGGTTGGGTGACAACTCGCTGCCCTTCGTGGCCGACTCGTTCTCTCTCGTCTCTGGCGGCTACGCGGGAGAGCTGGCCGCCGACCGGCTGACCCGGCTCTGTCTCGAGGAAGGAATCCCGTTCAGCCTCGAGCCGGGGACTACCGACCCCGTCGGGGTCCAGCCTCAGTCCACGGTCCTGGCCGCGCTCCGGGCGGCGGCCGACGCGGACGGCGGCATCCTCTACGAGGCCGGAGCCGGCCTCGGCTACCGGCCGCGCGCGACTCGCTACGAGCAGCCCGTGTCGCTTGCGCTCACGGTCGCGGCCGGCCAGATTGATGACCCGCCGGAGCCCATTGACGACGACCAGCGATACCGGAACAAGTGGACCATCACCAACGATGGGGGGTCCTACGCGGTGGCTCAGGACGATCAGGAGATCGCTGACAACGGCCTTTACGAGGACTCCGCCACGCTGACCCTCTACTCCGACGACTACGCCGCCAACCATGCCGGCTGGCGCCTGTATCTCGGGACGTGGCCGGACTTGCGCTGGCCGGGCCTCTCTATCAACCTGGCCCGCAATCCGTCCCTGGTGGCGTCCTGGCACAAGCGCCGGTACGGGATGCGCTTGACCGTGACCACGGGTCTGGCCCAGGTGCGCGGGTCCGACCCGGACGTGATCGTGGAGGGCTACCAGGCCACCCTCTGGCCGGGCGGCTGGGCTATCGGCCTGAACTGCTCGACCGCCAAGGCCTGGGACATCAACACCCTGGACGACGACCTGAACCGACTGGACGCCGACAACTCGACGGTGGCCACGGCGCTGGGAACCACCACGGGAACGTCCCTGGTCGTGACCAACAACGGAGACCCGGGCAACACCTGGGTACCGACCTCGGCCTACCCGGCCGAGGTCCCGTTTACGATCAACGTCAATGGCGAGTTCATGACCGTTACCAACGTGGGGGACCTGTCCGGCAACAACCAGACCCTGACCGTGGTCCGGGGCGTCAACGGCGGCGCCAAGACCCACGCCGTGGGCGAGTCCGTATCCCTGGCCTATCCGATGATCATCGCGTTGTGAGGTCCCGCCATGTCTAAGTACCCCGTCCTGTATGCGGGTCAGCGCTTCACTGCCACCCTGGCCGGTGCGATGGAACCGGACTGGTACGTCAAAACGTCGGCCACAACGCGGGCGTCCACCACCACGCCGACCGATGACCCGGACCTCGTCATCCCCGTGGTGGCCGGAGAGGTCTGCCTCTGCGAGTTCTACGTCAAATACGCATCGTCCACCAGTGCTACGGCTCTACTGAAGACCCAATGGAGTCTCCCGGCCGGGACCTCCGGCAACCGCCAGGTGACCGGTCCCGGCTCGGGGGCCACCGACTCCGGCGCGGACAACATGCTGTCCCACTGGGGTGTCCACGGGTCCGGTACGCCCGAGGTCTACGGCGCTCGGTCCACCGGCGGCCAGCAGCTGTGGCTCTACGAGTGGGCCATCGTCACGGTCGGGGCCACGTCCGGAAACGTGGCTCTCCAGTGGGCGCAAAACGTGTCCAATGCCGCAGGAACGTCCGTGGTGAACGGGTCCTATGCGAAACACACTCGCATCAGCTAGCCGTGGGAGACTGGGGACCGTGACCAACATCCGCACCATTTCGCTCAAGTACGCCTCGCGGGACTACTCGCTGGGCCTGCCCATCCCCGTGTCCCACGGCGGGAACAATTGGATCACCATCCCCTGGGACACGGAGGTCATCGATCCCGCCTTGCCCGACCAGACCTGGGGCCAGCACGCGGGGCCGAAAGGCTGGTCCGCCCTGAGCTTCGGCCCGTGCATTTTCTGGGGCGAGGCGGCCGCCATGATCCAAGGCGGCCTGGAGGAAGAGTCAAGCTTCCACCTCATGGGCCGGTTCGCGGTCCCCGGCCCGAACGGCACACAGTCCATCGTGGGCACGCTCCAGGCCAGCGAAAAGCAGACCCAGAAACACGAGACCCACACCAACCCGGACGGGACGACCTACTACTCCAATACCCACCTCGGGCCACAGCCGATCGTCGGCGTCCTGCCGGCCGGCCAGCGACTCCAGATGGTCATTGATCACTGGAACGGGCAAGACTGTGACGCCCGCCTAGTGTCGGCCAACATCACCCTTCACTACGTACTGGACGGAGAGATGTAATGGCGTGGGAACTGACAGCAGGGCTGGCCAATCTACGCTCCCAGGTGAACGCCCGCTGGCCGAACCGGGACCACGCCAGCGACGGGACCATTGGCGATACCGCTCACCAGCAGGAGACCAGCGGGCACAACCCGGACGACACTGCCGGGAGCAAGCCGGAGTGGAATGGCGACTCCGACTCCAGGCAAGAGGTCCGCGCGTGGGACATGGACGACGACCTGGGGGAGCCGGGGACCACGGCGCAAATGCTGGTGGACCACTTCCGCGTCCTGCCCGGCTTCAATACGGTGAATCGGTACATGATCTATAACCGGTTCATCTACCGCGCGTCTACCGGCTACGCCAAAGAGGACTACACCGGGGCCAGCGCGCACACGGAACACATCCACTTCAGCGGGGCCTACACCCAGGCCAGCGACAACAACACGACGTTTGACTACAAGCTTGAAGAGGTGGGAGACATGGCACTCAGTGCGGCCGACGTGAAGACCCTGGCCAACACGGACAACGTGTTCCGGGCGCCGGAGGGGTCCAAGAACGCGGACGGCACCCCGAACGAATACTGGTCGCTGGCCAGCTACGTGATCAACACCTACAACAACGCCGTGTCCGCCAAGACCTACGCCTCCCAGGCGCTGGCCACCGCGCAACAGGCGCTGGCCGCCGTCAAGGCGCTGGCCGACCCCGCCGCCATCGCGGCGGCCGTGGTGGCCGCCCTGCCGGCGGACACGGACGATATCGACCAGGACGAAGTGACCAGGGCGGTCAAGGCTGCCTTTACCGAAGCTTTCACCCAGGACCCCGCGTGAGGCCCGGCCCGGTGGTCCGTCCGGACCG